AGGCGCAAGTGTAGTTGCACCAGCATCACATAGTGTTCTTTACACTTATGCATATAGTGATAATGTTAGTTACCAATGGTTTGCACCAGCGGGCTTGACTCGTGGTGTTGTTCAGAATGCATCTAACGTTGGTTATATCAACTCAGAAAATGAATTCGTAGCAGTTGCATTGACACAAGGACATCGTGATTCAATGTATTTGAATAAATTGAATCCAGTTGTTAACTTCCCAACAGAAGGCATTGTTATCTTTGGTCAGAAGACATTAGCAGCATCAGCAAGTGCATTAGATAGAGTTAATGTTGCTCGTTTAGTTGCATATTTGCGTGAGCGTTTTGCAGTTATCTCTCGCCCATATTTGTTTGAGCCAAATGACGAAGCGATTCGCGATGATGTCAAGTCAACGTTTGATGGTTTCTTGTCAAACATTAAAGCTAATCGTGGTGTGTATGATTTCAGCGTAGTATGTGATACTACCAATAACACAACAGCACGTATTGATCGCAATGAAATTTATGTTGATATTGCAATTGAACCTACGAAGTCTGGTGAATTTATTTATATTCCAGTTCGTATTGTCAATACTGGTGATTTAAGTTAACAAATATTAAATTTAATGTTTAAAAAAACCCACTTCGTGTGGGTTTTTTATTGCAAAATATTTATTGAAAAATAAAAACGCAAAAAGCATAAATACATTTATATATATAATAGTCTATCACTAGGATAGTCTATTTAAATTCTAAGGAGAAATCAAATGGCTGTTTTATCAAACTTCGGTATACCAGTAGGGTCAAGTACCGTACAAACACTGATGCCAAAATTACAATATCGCTTTCGTGTCACATTCACTAATTTGGGAAGCGCAACAGGGCTATTAGTTACACAGAATGTAATTAGTGCAACAAGACCATCAGTTGATCATGAAGATGTCACTATTGACACATACAACTCAAAAATTCGTCTTGCAGGAAAGCACATGTGGCAAGATGTTACGGTAGTATTACGTGATGATACCAATAACCATGTTATACTTGCGATTCGTGATCAAATGAACAAGCAAGTAAATTATGCAACACAAGAAAGTGCAAATGCTGGCACTGATTATAAATTCAGCATGAAAATTGAAACACTAGATGGTTCACAAGGTGCTGGTGATGTACCAGTTATTGATTCATGGGAACTTGATGGTTGTTTCCTTCCAAGCACCACATTCGGTGATTTGAATTATGCAACATCAGATGTTGTGCAAGTGCAAATGACTATCCGTTATGATCAAGCTACATTGACTACAAATGGCGGACACAGTAATGCGGCAACAACAGTTTAATTAAGTTAGTTAAATATGAGTAAGATAACAAATTACGCATCACAGATTTACGGACAAGACCAGCGCGGTTCGTCTGTAAATCTGTTTGTTCCTAGAAGTAAGTTTCAGTTTCTTGTAAAGATATATCACATTGGCAGTACCAAGGCTCTTGAATTATCTAGAATATCTGAGATACAAATGCCGGCACATTCTATAAAGACCCAGACATTAAATCAATATAATAAGAAGCGTACAATTCAAACTGGAATTGATTACACCCCTATATCTATGTCCGTCTATGACACACGAGATGCAGAGATAGAAAGATTTCTAGTTGGATACAATAATCATTATTATTCAAGTCCTATGTCTGATAATTATGATATTATGAAAGATGATGCGATTAGTGAAAACTTTCTTTCTGACGAAAGTGGTAAGGGTTTTAATTTAACCAATAATCGTTATTATATTACTAAGATAGAGATAATTAGAACGTCTTCTGATGAAGATAAAAACATTATAGAAATTTATAATCCTATTATTACTAATATACAAGCCGACACACTGAATTATTCAGAATCAGCACCAGTGCAATATCGTATAGATTTTACATACGAGGGTTATAAAACAACCACCAATGGCATAGAACTAGCGAAAGAACCAGTTGCATCATCTTCTCTTAGACAAGAGTCAATAACAACAGTCGAATCTATTGTACCAGCGACAATAACAGTTGTTCCTGGATTAAGCGCAGACGAAGCAAAAGCAGCAGACGAAGCAGTTGTATATAATGAAGCATCAGCAATATATGCAAAGCATGGGACGCTAGTTATGCCACACGGTCCTACTGTAGAATTTGATGAAATCAGACAGATTTATAAAGTAGGTGTATTCAATCCATCTACTGGTAGAAATGAATGGTTAACGAACAAGGAAATATCAGGTCCAGCCGAAAGCCTCTACAATACAGCAGAAAAATTTGAAGCAAACATCAGTGACTTCAAAGCAGGTCAGTAATAATGGCAAAATTCCATCAAGGATTATACACACCTAAAAATCCTGCTAAATACTTAGGTAAGGGTGCACCTCGGTATCGTTCAAGTTGGGAACTAGTTGTTTTCAGAATGTGCGATAATCACCCATCTGTATTAGGATGGGGTTCTGAAACACATCGCATCCCATACAAAAACCCACTTACTGGAAAAAATTCTAATTATGTACCAGATTTATTGATGGTATACCAAGATGCAAATGGTAAGCAACACGCAGAGATGGTAGAAATAAAACCAGCGGGACAGACACTAGGTGAAGCAAAAAGTCAATCACAAAAAGCAGCCGCAGTAGTCAATCACGCAAAATGGGAAGCAGCGAGACATTGGTGTAGATCAAAGGGTTTAGGTTTTCGAGTTATTACCGAGCATGAGATATTCAATAAGCCCAAAAAGCGAACAAAAGCGCAAAGGAAAAAGAAATGACACAGAAACTAAGCGATACATTTAATTTACCGCCTATAGAAGATATATCATTTAATTTTGATGATGACGAAAATGAGATAGTTCCGTCATCAGAAGAAGTGATAGCAGAACTCAAGAAACAAATAGCAACGCAATCAACCACGATGGATATGTCTATGAAGGTAGATGCCGCATTGCCGATGGTGGTGGGCTTAGAAGCGATAGACCGAGAGATGGATGATTATGCACAAAAGGCAATCAATGCATTTGATGATATAGTAGATTTGGCAAAGAATGTAGACGATAGAAATGCAGCAGCATTATTGGATAGTGCAAGTAAAATGTTATCAGCCGCTATAACCGCAAAGCAAACAAAGATGGATAAAAAAATAAAAATGATTGAGTTGCAGATGCGCAAAGAACGACTTAACATGGATAACCGAAAAGTTGATCATGTAATCAATAAAAACAATCCAGAAGATCCAGAATCAATTGATGGTAGATTGATCGGAAATCGCACAGATATGTTAGCAGACATATTAGCCTCAATGGACAAAGGGGAAGAAGATACATGAGCGAAGATAGATTTATTACATTAACTGATATAACATACGACAGAGACATATTAGAAAAATTCTACGAGTCAGTGAAACATTTCGCACAGGATTATGCTAAAATAAGAGATAATGCCACAGAAGGATTATTCAGTTCAATAAGAGTAGATGATCTAGAAGGCAAAGAATATTTAGATTATCCAGAGATATCAGATATTGTTAAATTATTCAATCCAGAAGTAAAACAGATAAAAAGTGGAAATATTGCAATAACAGTATATAAGCCTGGTTTCCAATTCCACCCACATATAGATTTTTCAAGAAAGAGCGTAATAATGATACCAATATTACCATCAGACGGTGGCGCTGGTGTAGATTACTACGATTATGCTATTCTTTCAGATAAGACAGTAATAACAGGACATTCGTGTGGCGTTGAAAGTCACCAAGAAGAATTTTATTTAGGCACACACACGTATTCTACTGTTCATCCTACATTAATGGATGCCACACAGGTGCATGGTGTTAGAAACGATTCTGGTGAAGCCAGGGTCTATCTACAACTTAGTTTGTATGATGAATTTGAAAGATGCAAGGAATTAATTAAGTCTGGTGATTTTTACAATAAAGATAAATAGTTATAATATTAGGAGAATTAAAACCATGAAGTCCTTTACACAATATTTGACAGAATCAAAGAAAACATACACTTATCGCATCAAGTTAGCAAAGGAATGCTCTGGCGAAGATTTGACTCGCATTGAAAATCACTTAGCGAAGTACGATGTGCAGAAAGTAAGTTCACCAACAAAGTTAATGCTACAAAGCGTACCTTATGATTTCCCACAATTACGTGGTTATGAAATCTTTGTTATTGAATTTGAAACAAATTTACCAGCAAGTGCGTACCAGATACAAACAGAACTACAAACTCTATTAGGAATAAGTGACGGCTTTATGAAAGTGCGTTCTGACCAAGAGCCATTAGAAAAAGCAGAAATGGAATTGAATGGAGCAGATGCGAAGGAAGTTTCAAGTTTATTAGCAGATAGCAC